AATTTTTGGATCGTGAACGATAGCCTCCTTGTTATCCAACATGTAAACAACTGTTTTCATCTTCAAGTAATTATGAAGCTTTTCTTTGACATCGTACATGAATTCATATAGGTCAGTAGACAGTCTAGCATCAGGGTTATAACCCCTAACATTGAAAAATCTTTGTACAACTATGTTTTCATTTAAGGTAAGTAAAAATTCCATCTTGACTTGTTCTTGGTCTTTCATTTTTTTAGTTTTTAGTTTTGCGTTTTTCTTTTCTTATTAGTTTCATGAATGGTTTCAAGAAGTTGACCCAAGCCTGATCGTTGGTAGGTAGGTACTTGAACAATCCGTCCTCCATCATGTATTTCATTAGATTCTTATACCCTCTGTCTGTGGGGTCTAGTTCTTCTGTGTGAACGGATAAAACTATGTTTTTTCCGTCTTCAGTGATTAATGGATTTTTGAGGTCCACAATCATTTTGTTTATTTGGTAGTATTGTTCTCCAAGTATACCACTTTTTGTTCTACCAGTCAAAATATTAGACAGTACTTTTGAAGGTTTTTCTTGTGGGATTTTTCGTGCAATATCCAGAATTTCTTCAATAGTGCATGATCTTTCCAACATTTTGGGGAAGAACTTCAACAAAGTTTTTTCACCCAACCCAAGAATTCCATCAATGTTATCTGATTTGTCTCCCATCAGAATTTTACAAACTAATACATTCTCATGAGGCACCTCGATGTCTTTAAATTTTATCTTCTGACCATATTTTACAATTGATTTGGTACCAGGAGAAAAAATTGAAACTTGTGGGGATAGTAATTGGGTGAGATCTTTGTCTGCCGAAAAAATGGTAATCACCTCATCGGTAGCAACCTTACAATAATAGGCAATCAAATCATCCGCTTCGTTGTCTTTTATTTCAACCTGTCGGACGAAAACTTCTTCCAAGTATTGTTTGACTCTTACCTTCTGTGTCAAATAAGATTCATACTTGTATTCGTTCATACTTGACCTACGATTTGCCTTATACTGAGGATATAAAGCCTTTCTTGTGGAAGAGTTTGAGTCTCCATCCCAGAACACAACCACTTTATCGTAGTCATACCCTTCCAAGAATCGTCTAATTGTATTAACGAAGTGGTATACCCCACCGATATGAGATCCGTCATTGTAGAGGTCCTTAACCCCGTGAAATCCTATTTTGAATAGGTTGTCCCCATCCACCAATAAAGTCTTAGTCACATTTTTAATTTACGGATAAATCATTCTTCTTTTTCTTCTGTCAATGTAAAATCACCTTCAGCCCCGATTATATCTTTCCAATAATCGGCATACTCTTTCTTGTACTTTTCGATTGAAGCTTTTTCTTCTGTAGTATCCTTACCCGCCAAGAATCCATGAGGTGTAATAATAATCCTTCCGTCATCATATCCCAGTCCGTTGATGTGGTTTTTCATAACTGAAACTTTGCTTCTAACGGCAAATTTCACAGTTCTTTTATCTTTAGTTGCGGTGATTTTTGTTGTACCAGCACCTTTCTGATTCCCGAATAAGAAAACCAATGATGAATTCAACCATACCGATTCTCCTCCTTTAGCTTTAATCTTAGGTTGACCAAATGGATTGTCAGGTAATTCGACCCATGGTTGATTGATGATGATAAGTGTATTTTCAAAGTCATTATCTGATTTTCTTGAACCTGATATTCTTTGATTGATACCCATACCAATCTTGTCTGATAAGACTGAAGCATTGTGTTGTTTACCACCTTTTCCTTCGAATGTCATCTTACAAGGTACCGAACCTACTGAGTCCCAAATGAAACACAAACTATAATTCAATTCGCCATTTTCTTGTGCGTCTAACAGTTGGTTGATGTAGTCTGTGATTTGTTCTATGTAGCTAAAGTTGTTGTTGAATAGGAAAAAACCATCCCAATCCATTTCACCTGTATCTGTATCTACTACCTCTTCACACTGAAATCCCATAAGTTTCGCGTGATCAAAACTCCATTTCTGTTCGGTGATAATGAACACGGGTAAAATCTCTTTTTTCTGAGAATCGACCGCCGCTTTGATTGCCGCTGTAGTTTTACCAGTATCTGAGTGACCCAAGAACATATTGATATGTCCGATCGCAGGACCAGGAAGTCCAACCGCATCCAAGAAATCCCCACCTAAATCCAAAAACCTTTGAGGTTTATATTTTGCAGAAGTCGAAAACTTTTTCTTCAGATTACCAAAATCGTTTTTCTTAATTGCCATAGTATAAAAATGAAGGGCGGCTTTTGACCGCCCTTGTTGTTAAAAATTAGAATGGTAAGTCACCATCTGGTTCATCTTCTGATTGTGTATCGATGAATGAAGTTTTGCTACCACCCATAGATGTTGTAGATTCTTCATTGTTACCATAAACATATCCACCCTTTTCAGAGTCCCAACGAGGTACTTCACCACGTGCAATTGCTTCAAGGTACTCCACAGGTTTTTTAGAATACACATCTTGCCAAGTCAACTCATCAGATACCCACTGTTTCATAACATCTTTGTCCTCGTGTACAGGACTTGGGTCATCATACATGATTGTAGATACAGTCGTATACTCTTTACCTTTTGGTGTTTTTGATTTTGTTAACTCGATAATAAGATCACGTCCTTTATCACCATCGGTGATGTCTCCTTTGTTTCTCCAAATGGGGATAATTTTGTCAAGAATACCTTCGTTCTTGTAATTGTGTTTGAATCTCCAGAACTTTGGTCCCTCTTGCTCTTTATCACGATCAATTACTTTAACGATATAGAACTTACGAGATCTATATTGTTTTGCAAGATCTTTATCAGACTCCTTACCTGTAGAGATAAGTTCTTCATAAACTTCGTTCAAAGGTGAACGTTCGTTGTCATTTTTTCCTGGATCGTAGAACTTTTGCCACTTTCCACCCACTTGGATTTCGTGATACCACGCTTCTTTGAAAGGTGATGATCCGTCAGGTGTGGGGAGAATTCTGATTTTTCTCTGACCTGAACTTTCTTTTTCTTCAAGAATGAGAGCGAAGTATTTCTTCATTCTTTCTTCTTGTGACATTTTTGATTGGCCTCCGCCCGATGATTGTTTGTTTTTTTCATACTGTGCCAATACGGCGTCTAATGCATTCATGATTACTCTGTTTTAAAATGTTGATTAATGTAAATAAAATATAATCAAAGATTACCTATTCGTCAAATAAAAAAAGGGATCAGTTTCCTGATCCCCTTTTTCGTATTTTAATTTAATAACCGAAATCTTTGACGTTGTTTGGTTTGGGTTGAAAGGTGTCTTTAATCTCTGATGGATTAATATCTGTAACATCATCAGGAGTAAGAACATAGTCTCTTTTACCTGTCAATTCCATTTCTTGTTCTTTTTCATCGAAAAACTGAGATAGTTTCTGATTGAATGGATAAGAATCGTAACTTCTCAATTCAAGTTTTTCTTCAGGAGTTTTGGTTCTGTATTTTTCAATTTTATTTTCGATTGAGTTCAATCTTGACATGATACTGTCCATTTCGGAAAGTTTCGTTTCAAGAGTGCTAAGTTGTTTGAAAAGATTGTCAAAATAGTCGTCTTGTTTAGATTCTATTTTTTTCTGTGAATCAACCAACTGTGTGACATCCAACTCTTCAGTATCACCCATTGCACCTTCTTCACTTTTCCCTGCATTGTCTATTTTCTCAACGTCGGGATCATTCTCAACATCTATTTTTTCAGGTGTTGGTGGCGCCGCGGGTGCTGCCGCAATATCTGTTGGAGCAGCTGCCGGATCAGCCGGTGGAGCTTCAGCTGGCGGTGCCGCAGCAACGTCTTGCTCCATAATATATTGATTCATATTTTTGAATCTATTAATCTCCGCAATAATTTTTTTATCTAGTCCCATTTTTTTAACCATTTAAAAGTTGTTTTACACCATTACGTGTTTCAACTCGAACTTTTTTATTTACTGTCATAGTATTGTCCACTCTTTCGATAAGTCCATCTTTCATACGAACTGTGTAACAGTCACCAGTATCTAAATCACAAACTTGTTTTGTACCGTCACCATTATCCATTTCAGAATATCTAGTAGACTTACCCAAGTAGTTGTCTAAGGCTTCTTTGATGTTCATACTTTTTTTCTTTATAAATATACTGATTTTATGAAACTTGTCCCTGAAGAATATATGATCCTTCATTCTGAGTTCGAGTCGTATCTTGTTGTCCACTTGGTAGGATTGGTTGTGCCAAAGCTTTGAGTGTTAAAGAATACGATCCAAGACCACATCCGTCCAATAAATAAGGGATGTCAAAAACAATACTTTGTCCATCAGATGCAACAGTGCCATCGGTAGTTTCACCTTCAGTACCCTCACACCTAATGTCACTACTTCCTGTGAATATTTTCCAATTTCCTACGTTTGGTTTTATTCTGAAAGTGACTGTCAAAGGTTTGGCAGTCAATCCGTCTTTGAAAACTGAAATATCATAAATGTTTTCTTTTGGTGGAGGTGCCGTATTTGGTAAACAATCTTTTCCATTAATTTTAATGTTTCTACCACCATTTGGATAACAAATGGCACATGGATTTGCATTTATCTCATTATATTTTTGTTCAGATGCAATAAATCCTCGTAATAAATTTACAGGTAGACAATCGTAATTCATCACTCGATATATTTTAGAGTATTTGTATTCGGGGTACTCGCGGATCTGAACAGTAAACCCTAAGGATTGATTTCGTTTGTCGGCTAACAAAGTACAAATTGAGGTGTAATCCTTATTGGTCGTAAAACTGAAACCGTTTTTTTGACCATTCGCATTTGGAGTCAGTGTAGTTTCACCGATAAGTGTTTCTCCACCTGATCCTGATGTTGATACTATGAAAATTTTAATATTGTAAACTTTGGAAAGAGGGTTGGATCCTATGTTTCCGTCGATTTTCAGATTACCTCCCGATATTGTACTTACGGTCAATGTATAAGACGATGGTGAAGCAGTACTGAATATACTTCTATCATCAGCATTTGTTGTAACATTTGGATTAACAGGTTGTCCTGTTTGTGGGTTATTCGTAGCTGACGTTGGAGCCACAAGTTGGAATCCAGCTTTACCGAGTACCGTCTCCATTATAGGTAATGATTTTTCAATTTTTTCTCTAATTGCTGGCCCTTGATTCTTTTTGAAGTTATCCTCTTTGATATTTTGTATCTTTGACCAAACTGATATGTATAAATTGAATAGAGCGTCTGCTGTTGGTAAAAAGGATGTTCCACTTTTGGTAGATAGTGCTTGATTCTTGATTATTTCTTCAAACTTAGCTCCCATCAATTGAATATATTTTTCCACATTTTCAAAACGTGCAAATGGTTTGGAATCTGATCCTTTATCAGTGCCTATTTTCACACAACAAAACTCCTTGAGGAAGAGATCTGAGGTTGTCCAATCATATAACAAATCAATGTTACCATAGTTATTCCCGAAAGATTCGAAGTTAGTTCCATCTGCATTGGAAGATGAAACAAAACTGAAGGCAAAAACAGCGGCACCGTATTGTGTCTTTAATTTTTCTGTGTCCATTTTAGCTGGTACTTTCGATTTCAATTTGTTAGCGAACTCTTGTACAGATATCTTAGAGGCATTGGCATTTACAGCTGTGTATCCTTTTTTGTATTTTTCAATCTTACCATTTGCCACAGTGTTTTGACAACTGTTTGTTGCGTCATTAGTCTTTTTACTTGTTTGGTCTGTCTTACCATCAGATGTGGTTTCTGTTGTATTATTCAAACTTGTTTGAACTAATTTTTGCACTAAGTTTTTATTCAAACTTATCAGGTAGTTGTTCGGTCTTTCACTTGAAAACACTCTCTGTCTTGTACCTTTGAAGGTTGTTTCGAAGAAACCAGGTGTTATTGTATGATTGACTGAAGTAATCATGTAAGCACCATTGAACATTGGCACGTGATTCAGACAAAAGTACATCGTAGGTTGGATAAGAGCATTTCCGAATCCGACAACAGTGCAACTATAGCTTCTTTCATTATAGATGTTCAATAATGAAACATTTGAGGATACTACGTCACTTCCTGAAGCTTGGTTGGCTAATTGGTTAATCGCAGCCAAACTTTCTGTTGTTGCTAAACCAACAGTCTGATCTATTGAAAATGAATTGAATACGTTTTGATTTCTCAGTCCAATATCAACTACAAATCCAACACATCTATTGGATAGAGCCCAATCGGTTTTGTCCGTTTGATTTGTCAAAAGGGGGTTTTCTGTGAGACTATTACAAGCAAACCCATCGTTTTTATATCTGAAATCTTTGTTCCTACCTAAGTCAGGATAATTTGAAGGTTTTTCAGTATAGAAGCAAACCAACTTAGGTTGTGAGTTTCTGTAATCAACACTCAAAAACGTACCCCAAAGATTATTTGCAAAGTCTACAGAACTTTCAATTCTTGGTGGTGTGTCGCTCCCGTCGGGAGTTTGAATATTATAGAAGTTAACATAGGACGGTAAAGGCATGACGGTGAAGTGATTCTCTATCAATGTTCCTGCAATGATTGTGTATACAGATGCATCAACACCATGATTCTTCAATCTAGTTTTCAAAGAGAATACATCAATTAAAATACTATTTCCAACATTTCTCGATGCTCTGTCAACAAATAAGAAATCTTGTAACAAAGTTTCTTCGTTGTAAGCATTACCCGCAATCCATTTATCATTGACAGCTTTCAAGTTCTCGTAAACTTGTGTTTTCACAAATTCCCCTTGGATGGAACTTTTGATAGTGTTCTCAATAGGGTCACTTATGGTTGGTAGATTTTTTCTTAGTTCCACAAAAAGATTATCAAATACATTTTTTTGATATTCAATCATCGATTCCGAATACGCGAACACTAAGTTTTTAAAACTATCACCATCCAAAGATTTTTTTTTGAGTTTTTGGGTGGCAAAAATTCGTATCAGAGGAGCACAGATTTTTACATTCTCAGCCGTAAACTCGATATTATTATCAACAAAAAAATCTGTTATGTATGATCCATTATTTGTCGGTAATAGACCACTAATTGTTGTAGGTCCAAGTTGTAATCTCAATTCCCTCCAAGCATCGCGGTGTGAAGTAAGTGAGGTTTGAAGTGTGGTTGTCCCGCCGTTTGTTGGTAAACTTCCCTGAACATATGGTTTGAATACAAATGGATCTACTAATTTAAAATCTGCCGTGAATTGACCTGTGTTCCCAAATAGGGTAAATGGTTGACTTTCAACAAAGGTATATCCTGTTTCGTAATTTGGATTGAAACTATCGAAAAGTTTCCTATTGTAAAGTGATGGATTACCAAATTTCATGACTATATTGTACTCCAAGAAATTTGATATGATATTAGTGATATTATCAAACTGTTTGGAAACGGCCTTACTCAAATAAATTTCTGTGTTCTGACCTATTGAAGGAGCATCAATCTCACAAAATTCTCTCATCATCAATTGGAAATTCTTGAGGTATCTGTCTGGATCTGTTGTATCAAGGTTAAGAGTTATTTTAGGTTGTCCTGGACCTACAGTTTCGTTTGTGTCATATACCGACTTAGAAAAATTTAAAAATTTCAATTCCATCATCTCCAATTGTGACTTATCAAAAACTGCAAATATTTCCTCTATATTAGAGTATTTGAACCCTAAACTCATAGGACTAACTTCGCCATTACTGAAAACATACGTCATGTATTCAGAGGGAGATGGTTTGGTATTTCTGTCCACATCAAAATATCCGTAATTTGGTAACCCCCAAAACATTCTAACAGTCCCATTATAAATGGAGTTATTACTCAGAATATTTTTGACAGCAATATTTCTACCTTGTGTTGAGTTTTGATCAAATATTGAAGAGGGTACTTGGTTGTAAAGTGAACCAAAAGATGGTATGGTATAGTAAGAACCTGTAGAGGTATTTTTCATTGTAACAGTTAATGGTTTCATTTTGAAAAAATAACTCGGGTTTCCACCAGACGTGAATGGAACATCTACGTTGGACTCCACTATGTTCCCGACTTTCAAAGTTGAATCTATGTATAATTGAATCTCGGTGTCAGAATAAGTTTCGAAACATGGAACCCCATTGAAGAAGATACTCATATCATTTATTAATCTCGGATAAAAGCCAGATTGTATTGTCTGACTTGTGAAACTTAGTTGTAACGCTGGCGGTGGTGGACTAGGATTAAAATAATATCCCTGTAAGTAAACTTTGGTTGGGACTCCTTGTTCAAACGACAAATCATATATCTTGTCTATATTACCGGTCTTCGGATCAAAGTTATTGAGATAATCAAAATTTTTCCAACAAGTGTCTAATATATCAACTCCTTCTACAATAAATTTTTTATACCTGTGATAAACAGAACCAAGTTTCAAAATCCAAGCATATGGTAATTTATGAACACCACCGAATCTTTTGATTGAAGCGGCTATGTAATCCAACGATTCAACTTGTCCTTTCGTTTTGTATGTCCCCCTCAAAGTGGAAAGTGGTAAAGAATTCAAAAAAAGATATGAAGCTTGTACGAATGGATATTCTTTCTTGGCAACCCAATCTTTGACACCGTTTTGTAAAGCGTTTACAAAAAATGGGGTATTCATTATAGAAGATGTCTGTATTTGTGCATTTGGGCCAGAAAAACCTTCAATATATCCCTCTGTTGAAATGAAATCGGAGGGTTTGTCTCTGAGTCTATAAAAATCGTTGAAGTTATTCTGTGGAACAACAGGTTGGTTTCTGTTCATGTATGAGAAACTAGTGACAGGTCTGATTGATGTTTTTGAAGTCTCGGGTGTAAAATTTGTTATGACTTTTTTTTCTGAGT